CTGTACGTGGTGCGCGAGTGGCGGTGGGACTCGAGGGTGAAGCGCCGGCAGCTGACCGACGGCGAGTACTCGAAGCGGCTGTCGGACTGGCTGATTGCCTGCCGAGCCGAGCTCGAGCTGCCGATCGTGGTCGACCGGGTGTACGTCGACCCCTCCGCTGCGTCGTTCATCGCTCAGCTGTGGCGGGATGGATGGTCGGGTGTGCATGGTGCCGACAACCGGGTTGCGGACGGGATCCGGACGGTGGCGACACTGTTCGCCGGCGGCCGCCTGGTGATCGTCAGGCCGGGCGATGACGGGACGATCGACGAGCTGGTGTCGTACGTGTGGGACGAGAAGGCCGCGAAGCGTGGTGAGGAGCGGCCGTTGAAGGTCGACGACCACGGGCCGGACGCGCTGCGGTATGGGGTGATGGGGCTGCGTCGCTGGTGGCGGCACTGGGTGGCGTTGCCGGCGGGGGTCGAGGACCTCGACGAGGCCGCCTGAGCCACCGGCCCGCTGTCACCCTGAGCCGCATGCTGGCGCCCGTGCCGCTGCCCTCGGACGCCAACGCCGCGTGGCCACCCGCCGACGACCAGCCGTACCTCCGAGACGTCGCCACCGCCGACGCCTGGTACTCCGGTGACCCGGCGGCTCTCGCCAAGATCTACACCTCAGCCGACGACGCGCCTCGAACCATCGTCGAGCGGGCCCGCCGATGGTTCTGGGGCACCCAGGACCGCACCGGCCGCAACGACCCAAGCCGCCTGCACCTTCCCGCCGCCGCCGACATCGCGTCGACTTCGGCCGACCTGCTGTTCGGTGACACGCCGACCCTGAAGATCCCAGCCGCGCACGAGGCGCGCGTCGTCGAAGCTGACGAAGACGACAGCGACGACGGCCAGGTCGAGGTGCAGGCAGCCGCCGACCCGAGAGCCGTCGCAGCCGAGGAACGACTCGCCGAGCTCGTGGAGCTCGACGGCATCGCCTCCACCCTCCTCGAGGCAGCCGAGGTCGGCTCAGCGCTCGGGGGCGTGTACCTCCGGCCGACCTGGGACGTGTCCCTCGTCGAGCGGCCGATCCTCACGGTCGTGCACGCTGACCGTGCCGTCCCAGAGTTCCGGCTCGGTCAGCTCACGGCGGTGACGTTCTGGCGGATCGTGAAGGTCGACGGCGCCGGCGCCGTGTGGCGCCACCTTGAGCGCCACGAGCCCGGCCAGGTCGAGCACGGCTTGTACGTCGGCACGAAGGACCACATCGGCGGGAGGATCCACCTCGACCGCCACCAAGAGACAGCGGCGCTGCTCGGCGAGCACGGCGCGGATGACGACGGCGTGGTGGTTCTCCCCGGCGGGATCGTTGGGCTCGGCGTGCGGTACGTGCCGAACGTGCTACCGAACCGCAAGCACCGGGCCCGCCCGCTCGGCCGAGCCGACACCCAAGGTGTCGAGGGGCTCATGGACGCACTCGACGAGACGTGGACGTCATGGCTGCGCGACATCCGCCTCGGCAAGGCGCGCATCATCGTCCCCGACGAGTTCATCGACCGCAGCGGTGGGCGAGGAGCGGGAGCGTCGTTCGACCTCGATCAGGAGGTGTTCTCGCCGCTCGGGATGGACCCTTCATCTCAGGAGAAGGCGGGCATCACCCCGTCACAGTTCGCGATCCGCACCGAGGAGCACGCCCGGACCGCGCTCGCCCTGTTCGAGTCGGTCGCCCGGACCGCCGGCTACTCGCCGCAGTCGTTCGGGATGGAGGGCAACGGCGCGCAGCAGACCGCGACCGAGGTCGACGCCCGCGAGGACCGGTCGACCCGCACGACGAACCGGAAGCGCCGGTACTGGCGGTCGGCGATCGAGGACGTCATGCACATGATGCTGGTGATCGACGCCGAGATCTTCAGCTCAGGCGTCGAGCCGATGAGGCCGTCGTTGGAGTGGGCGATGGGCGGTTCGGACCTGCGGGAGACGGCGTCGTCGCTGAACCTGATCAACCTGGCGCAGGCGGCGTCGATCGAGACGCGGGTACGGATGCTGCACCCGGACTGGGATGAGCCCGACGTTGTGGCGGAGGTGGCTAAGGTGCGGGAAGAGATCGGGGTGGCGGCACCGGATCCGACGGGTGGGCTGCCGTGAGGCCGATCCCGATCCCAGACGAGTGCGTGGGCCCAGTCCCGATCCCAGACGAGTGCGTGGGCCCAGGTCTCAGGCGCCTCGTGATCGGCCCGCCCGACGGGGACCTCCTCAACGACCAGATCCGCCCCGTCGAGGCGCTCGCCGGGATTGTCGACGGTCACCCACAGATCGTGATGCTCGTCGCCTTCGAGGACGGCGAGCTGGAGCGGCTGCAGCGGATGGCCGAAGGCGGCACCGGGCCCGGGCGCGCGGCGGTGTGGCTCACCATGTCGACCCCGCAGATCCCCCCGTTCTGTGTCGAGGTCGCAGACGGCCAGGGCTGATCGTGCCAGCGTCACCCGACCCGGACCTGGCGCTCCGCCTGGCCAAGGCCACCGCCGACCTCTACGGCCAGGCGGTCGAGGACCTCCTCGCCACCATCGCCCGCCGGCTCGCCGTGGGCATCGACCGACCCGGGTGGGCGGAACGCAAGCTCCTCGAGCTCGTGCAGCTCCGCGACCAGGCGCTTGCCGTCGTCGACCGCCTCGAGGTCCTCGGCCCCGCCGCGATCCAGGAGGCGATCGCCGGAGGGTGGGGCGCCGGCGTTGCTGACGCGATCACCGACCTTGAGGTCGACCTGGACTTCGGCCGAACCGACACGCGTGCGGTCGAGCAGTTCGCCCGCGAAGCCGTCACCGCTGTGCGCTCGACGCACGCGCAGATCCTCCGCTCGACACTCGACGTCTCCCGGTCGGTGATCGCCGAGACCGCCGCACCTGGTGTCGTGACTGGGACGACGACCCGACGGCAGGCCACACAGCGCGCGCTCAACCGGTTCGCCGACCATGGGCTCGTCGGGTTCGTCGATCGCCGGGGGAGGCGGTGGGAGCTCGACACCTACGCGGAGATGGCGACCCGCACCGCGGTCGGTCACGCGCAGGTTGCCGGGGCCCTCGACCGGTTCGAGGCATCGGACCGCGACCTGGTGATCGTCTCGGACGCCCCCCAGGAGTGCAAGGCGTGCCGGCCGTGGGAGGGCAAGGTGCTGTCGATCTCGGGGGCGACGCCGAAGGGCACGAGGGTCGGCGGGTTCACGGTCGCTGGCACCGTGGCTGAAGCGCAGCGCGCTGGGTTGCACCACCCGAACTGCCGCCACCGCCTCGGCGCGTTCGTGCCCGGGCTGACCCAGCGGATGACCGACACCGCCGACCCAGAAGGCGACCGGGCGCGGCGCGAGCAGCGACGTCTCGAGCGGGGCGTGCGACAGTGGAGGCGCCGGTCGGCGGCCGCTCTCGATGACACTTCTCGCCGCCAGGCCGATGCCCGGGCCCGGGACTGGCAGCGCCGCCTCCGCGAGCACGTTTCCGCCAACGACTTGAAGCGCCAACCTCACCGGGAGCGCCTCGGTGCCCGGTGAAGTGTCACCCTGAATCGCATCATGTCGGCCGATGCCCGACGAGCTTGATTCCCTCACCTTCACCCCCGTCTTCGTCAACGGCCGCGACTCGAACTGGCTACTCGCATCGGACGGGCAACTGGTGCCCCACATCCGTGGCGGCGCCGGCGAAGGAGAAGGTGACGAGGGTGCCGAGGGTGGCGCCGAGGGCGAAGGTGGCGGCGGCGACACCAAGACCGGCGACGACGCCGCTGCGAAGGCCACCAAGGTCGAGATGACCCAGGAGGAGCTCGACGCCCTCATCGCCGGCAAGGTCGCCAAGGAACGCAAGAAGGCCGAGACCGAAGCGGCCGAAGCGGCCAAGCGCGAGAAGATGGACGAGGCCGAGCGCCTCAAGGCCGAGAAAGAAGACGCCGAGCGCAAGGGCGCCGAGACCGAGGCGAAGGCCAACGCCAAGCTCGTACTCGCCGACGCCAAGGTCGCCGCGGTCGAGGCGGGCGTGAAGGCCGAACGGATCGCGACATTCATGCGGCTCGTGGACCTCGGCTCGGTCGACGTCGACAACGACGGTAACCCCGACGCCAAAGCCGTCAAGGCGGCGGTCGCCGCCGCACTCAAGGACGCCCCCGAGTTCAAGGCCGACGCCGGCGCCAAGAAGGGCGCTTCGGGCGGGGACATGAACGGCGACGGCGGCAAGGACCGACCGAAGACCATCACTGACGCTGTCGCAGCACGGATGGCCAGCTGACCTCCGACGGGAGGCGAAACACGGGGCCGATCGGCCAGGCGCAAACGCCCGCTCGCCACGGGCCGCCGACGGGCGTGAAACGGGACCCCACTGAGGGTCAGGGGCAACCGGTCCGCACCCACGGACGCCACGCCGACACCGGCACCGATCTCCCCGGAGGCTTCAATGCCCGTCACCCTCGCCCAGGCCGCCCTCAACACGCAGGACGACCTCGATGCCAACATCATCGACGAGTTCCGCAAGCAGTCGGCCATCCTCGACTCCCTGCTCTTCCATGACACCGTGTCCTCGATGGGTGGCGGGTCGACGCTGACCTACGGCTACCACCGCGTGGTCACCGAGCGTGCGGCCGCCTTCCGCGAGATCAACGCCGAGTACACGGCTGCCGTCGCGACGAAGGCCCGGTACTCGGTCGACCTCAAGCCGCTCGGCGGGTCGTTCGAGATCGACCGGGTGCTCGCCCAGACGGCCCGCGGCGCCGAGGTGTCGTTCCAGCTTCAGCAGCTGATCAAGGCCACCCGCACCAAGTTCACCGACGAGCTGGTCAACGGCGACACCGCCGTGGACGCCAACGGCTTCGACGGTCTCGACAAGGCCCTCACCGGCTCCGACACCGAGATGTTCGCCGACAGCCGCGGCGACTGGGGCACGCTCACCGCCGACACCTCCATGAGCGCCCTCGACCTCCTCGACGAGTTCTTCGGGCTCCTCGACGGCACCCCCACCCTCTGCATCGCCAACCAGGCGACGTGCGCCAAGGTGCGGGCGATCTACCGCCGAGCGAACCAGTACGTCGAGGCCCCCGTCGCCGGGCTTCTCGACGAGTTCGGCAACCCGGTGATGCGTCAGCGGATCGGGAACGTGCTGCTCGTCGACGCCGGCGACAAGGCCGGCTCGTCGCTGCCGATCGTCGCCAACCGTGACCCCGACAACTCGGTGTTCACGGTGACGATGCCCGCGGGCGCGGATGGCGGCACCTTCAAGTTGCAGGTGACGGTCAACGGCGACTCCGAGGTGACCGACGACATCGACTTCGATGATGACGGCGCCGCGGTCGAGCTGGCGATCGAGGCGCTGGCCAACGTGGGTGCCGGCAACGGCACGACGTCGGGTTCCGCTGGTGGCCCCCACACCGTCACCTTCAGCGGCGATCTCGCCGGTCAGACGGTGGTGCTGTCGGTGGCCGAGCAGTTGGTGACCGACGGCGGCGTCCAGGAGGACGTCGTGGTCGCCGAGGTCGCCGCCACCGGCGGCGTCACCGACCTGTACGCGGTCCGCATCGGCATGGACGGCTTCCACGGTGTGGCCGTGTCGGGCCAGCCGCTGCTCAACACGTGGCTGCCGGACTTCACCCGGGCGGGTGCCGTCAAGACCGGCGAGTGCGAGATGGGCCCTGTGGCCGTCGCCCTGAAGGCCACGAAGGCCGCGGCGGTGCTTCGCAACCTCCGGGTCCGCTGACCCTCCTACCCCTGATCCGCTTCGAGCAAAGGACCAGCCATGCCTGATGATGGAACCCACAAGAACGTACTGGCCGGCAAGGACATCACACCCAACGATGTCGCCGTCGGCGACGACCTCACCGTCGCTGACGATGTCACGATCACCGATGATGTCGCTGTCGGCGGCAACCTGGCCGTCACCGGCAAGGCGACCCTCCCGAACCTTTCGTTCGGAGCGCACGAGTCGGTGACCATCGCGAGCGGCGTCGCGACGATCACGAAGTCGAACGTCTGGCTGGCCGCCGAGTCCAGTACCTCCGATCAGCTCGACACGCTCACCAAGGCGGACGCGGCCGACGGCGATGTCGTCCTGCTGCGCTCCGACACCGGCGACACCATCACCGTCGACGACGCCAACATCGACCTCGGCGCCGCCACCCGAGCGGTCGCCCCCGGGGGCTGCCTCGCCCTCATCTTCGACGGCACGTCGTGGGCGGAGCTGTTCTTCATCGCCGCTGCGGACAACTCCACCTGATGGGCGTTCGCACCCCTGTCGAGGGGTTCTCGGGCGACGTCGCTGGCGTCACTTTCGTGGACGGCGAGGCGGTCGGTTTCGCCGACCCCGTGCCGTCCACAGAGGACCAGGCGCGCGCCCGGTACGCCTCGGCGATGGCGTACTTCCGTCGCCACGGCTACATCATCGAGGCCACAGCACCACCCGTGGCCGCTGCCGACCCTGAGGAGCAGGCCCCGCAGCCGCCGGCCCGCAATGCCAGCACAGCGATCTGGGTGGCCTACGCCATCAGCGCCGGCATGGACCCCGACGAGGCCGAGGCGACCTCTCGGGACGACCTCGCTGACCGCTACTCC